AGATCCCAAAGCACCACCAGTTAATGGTCAATTCCCAACAGACGGAGTAAAAGTAACATGATAGGAAAAACAGTAGTAGAAGCAGCCAAAAAAGGAATACCAATGGCTGGCCAGAAACTTAGTGAATTTTTTACTAAAGAGGGATTAAAACAAGCTGGCAAACAAGTTGCTCAACAAGCAGGTAACATAGGCAGACAAGCTGGTGAAGTAGGAAAAACACTTTATGAAAATAGAGCTGGATTAGCTTCAGCATTAGGTGAGGATCTGACAGACATAGGAAGGGGAATAATGAAAGCACCTGAAGCTATAAAAAGTGGAGCAAAAGCTGTAGGAGATGTAGCTAGTGATGCAACTGCAAGAGTAGGAAAAGAAGCAGTTAGAGCAGGTATAAGAGCTGGTGGTAAAGCCGGTGGTCAGGGAGTAAAGAATATAGGCAGAATGGCAACTAGTCCTTATGCAATGCAAACAGGAATAGGTATTGCTGCAGAACAGATTGCACCTCGTTTAATGGGAAGACAGGCACCTAATTTAGGAGAAAGTGTCGTACGTCAGGCAGCAAGTCAGGGTATTGGTATGCCAGTATCTGCAGGATTACAAGCAGGTGGAGTCAGTCCAATAATTGCTGGATTTGGTGGACAGTTAGCTGGTCAAGCAGCAGGACAATTCGCAACCGATACAATACTCCCAGGTAAACAGCAGTATCCTGTTAATTTTGGTGAAGGACCTACCACTCCAACTGGTGCAACTAAGTTCACTGCAGAGCCTGAATATTCTCAGGTAGTAAGACCATCTACACAAGATCTCTCTGCTG